CGAACCTTTAACATGTCCGACACTATCTTTGTCGTATGCTGTCTGTGACATCCAGATAATATTGGCAAGCAATGAATCATCTAAGGGCACTGTTTCAAAATATCTTGTAAGTTCGCCAGGCGTTGTAAACCTTGCGGAAGACTCTTGCTCTATTGGAGATATAACATCACCCGACAAATTAATATCTTTAGTGAATCCACGGCGTGGATCTTCTAAAGATTTAATTGGATCGGTCTGCTGAAAGGTTCGCAAAGCAGCTTCAGTTGCCGATAAAGAAGACTCTCCAACGCTAGTCCATAGTGGTGCATCTCTTTCGGCCTGTATAGCATCAATGTTTGGACTGTATCCTCGAATCCTATCATGCGGCCTTGGTTTAACTTCGTCTGAACCTTGATAGTAGGGAACACCAAAATCAATATTAGTTGGGTCGCCTATAGAGCTCCCTTCAACTTTTATATCCTTAACAAAAGAACCTGAAGGTACTTTTAGATTGGGGTGCATGGCCCCAGCTGTCCGTCTGGCGTTGTCTGCTTTTACTTCAAGCTTTGCCAGCTGGTTAATTTGTTTCTCGGCTTCCTGCCTCGCCTTTCGGCTGGTAGCGTTTCTTCTTTTTTCAATCCACCTTGCTTTAGACTGTGTGATTTTATAATAAGAATCGTCTAGTACAGCAGCATATGATTGACCGCTAAGGGCTGTGTCATAAATAGTTTTAAGTGTATCGTTGTTTATTACTACATTGCGAACTTTACCGCTTGTAACGTGAGCTTCTAATGCTTCGATGTACTGGGATTTTTTTTCGGGAGAAAGCTCCGCTGGATTGCGAACATCACGACTTTTGCGGAAGTCATCAACAGCCTTGCTATCTTCCACCCTAGCTCCCTGGTCAGCTACACTGTGGGTGGTCTCAAGATTTTTTTCTGGCGTATTGCTTGCTGTCGTAACTCCAGCCAAGGCCTCATTAACAGCAATAATCTTTTCAAGAATAGCAATCTGGAAACGCTCAAAGAACTTCATCTGAGCGTGTAGAGTTTCATTAGTAAAGTCTGTAGCTTCAAGCTCCTCAGTACCGTAAGCCTCTTCGATTAGACGGTGTTTGCCTTCTTCGTAATGTTTTTTAGCTTCATAGGCCTCTAAAGTTTGCGGTGGGCCTTGAAGTTCTTTATTTTTACGGCGCTTCTTCCTTCTGTTTTGCTTTTTTGTTTTAGCCATGAGACACCATTAAAACTGTTCCATAAGATCGCCAAGAGTACCAAGGCCGCCAAGTCCTCCAAAGTTACCCATGCCCATTAACATATTAAATAACTGACCGAGCAGCTGGCCCTGAGACATCATCAATGCCAGTTGATTGTTAAGCTGGTCAATCTCAGACTGAGCAAGAATGTCTTGAACACCTAAACCATGAGCATTGGCGACTTGAATCCTGTCTCTTAACCAAGAAGCAAGTTGGTTAAACTCTTGTGCCTTGGCTGCCTCTACCTGCATTCTGTTTTGATCTGCTGCTGCTTGAGTTTGCAGACCAGTGTCTAGCCAGGCGTTTGCCATCTGTGCATCACGAGCTATTTCGTCGCCCATCTTCTGGTACTGTAGTGCAGGACTTGCAGAACTCATGCCCTTCCGAACCATCTTGGCCAGATTAACCGTGGGATCACCGGCAGCAGTTGCTGCGTCAGCGACTGCCCAGTTTTTCATCATCTGGTCTTCGCCTTCAGGGAAATAATTCTTATCAGCAAGGCTCCATGTAGTCTTGATAGGTAGATATTCACCACCTTTATAAGATGTACCTATGGTATTAATACCTATATCAGGATCATCAGGACTCTTTTCCGGAGCAGGGGTAGGTTCTGGTAAAATGTCAGGGGCTGGTATCCTTTCTGGATTCCACCAGTTATTAAAACCTCCGCCTTGGTTTGGATTTGTTGTCGGTGCCCAACTCATTTAATTAGCCCTTACTCCTTGCCCGTGTAAAGTACCCCTACCGCCTTCAAAATTAACATTAGGCGGTCTAAGGTCAGCCCAGGTAAATCCTAGCTTCTTAAGATAATTTTCTAAGTCTTGCTTAAAGACTCTATTACTAGCGAACATATTCCACCACTGGCCAGAACGCTGGAAGTTTCCTATTGCAGAGCTGCTATATCCACGCTTCTTGGCATAGCTCTTCCATTTTCTAAGTGCCCATTGCTGTAGTTTTGAATTCATCGCCAGAATTTCTTGTTCTCTAGCTTCTGCTCGTCTCCCTGCTGCTTTTTCAGCGGCTGCATCCATTGATGCCCTTGCTGCCCGAGCACGTTCTGCAGACAATCTTTCTTGATGTGGTGCTCTGAATTCTCTCCAGGCGCTAAAGTATCGTTCAGTAGGTTTAATTTGATTAACAATATCTTTAATACCATAACCAGCCTGCAACATCTTCCATGCAGTACTACCAACTTTGATTTCGTACATATGGTTCTTATCGCCCCTGATTGGTATAACCATACCTTCTACTGGCATGTGTCCAAATGGTTTAATTCCCATTGCCCTGAATTCTTCATGGATCCAAGAGTCGGCATAATTAGCACCCATTAAAGCATCTGCAATAGTGTTCATGTTAAGATTGCGTACATTAACATTCTTGTGAGGATCTGGTGTCATTCGTTTTGTCATGCCCTCAAAGTGCCATCCTAAGTTCTTATCCCAATCTGTTTTACCTTGTCTTACCTTATTAAGATTGAAAGGAGGGCCACCTGTAAGTGGAGTAATAACTCCATTGCTAATCATTACCCCACCTTCTCTACCTATGTTGTATCGGTAGTCGTCCTTACTATGGAATACCAGTCCCTGTTTCGGGTGATACCATCCATAACCGGGGCCATCAATCATTCTAAAAGTCTCATGGCGAGTGCTACCAGGCTGAGTATAGCGGAAGGTGGCAGGCTTATAGTTTAGAGCCATATCATGAAGCTCACCGGCTGAGGCGTTAAGTACCGTCTTCAAGTCGTACCTATTCTCTTCAAACCTGCCTATACCGAGAATCTCAGCAACGTCTTTTCGCCATCCTCGTCCAGGAGTCCATAACCCAAACTTGCGGCCAATTTCTTGCATGCTTGCAGGAGTCCATCTACGTTCTTTCTTATTTCTCCACTTGCCATACATCTGATTCTTAAAGGCTGTTGGGTCTCTTCGTTCCCAGTCTTTAGAATTCTTCATCTTGACTTGCCATGAGTGAGCTTCATTTCCTTTTTCCCACCCAAGCATTCTTTGAATCCATTCTTGTGGGGCATACGCCTGGCCGACTAGAATTCTAGCCCACCAATCTTCCGGAATGAATTCTCCAACAGCTCCTTTAGATGCTCCCTGTACAAATCGAATATTATCTAGCTGCATTTCCAAGCTTCGCAACCAACTTTCGTTTCCTTCAGCTTGTGCTTTTTCCATGTCATCTAGAATTTTTTGTCTACGCTCTTCTTGCTCTGCATAAGATCTACTGCCGGGATTAATTCCCATTTGAGGTTTCCACTTACTGTAATCAATCATTCCTGGATCGTACTTACGATTCATGTTTTGAGTACCTGGCATGTACCTTCTCCAGTCATCATAAGTACCATTGTTTATGGTATTGTTGAAGTTATCATATAACTTCTTGAGGAGAGGATAGGTTTGCTCGTAAGTTAATCCATTGACTTGAGCTATTGAGGTTATTTCTGCGTATCTAGCATCGTACTCCCTAATTTTTTCCATCAATATGTTAGATGGTTTTATGTAATCTGAATTAGTTCTTCTGATATGATCCCAATAATGGTCGTACTCAAAGTAGTTTGTGATATTAATATCAGCAGTAGTCCAGCCATACTTTAGTTTGAAGTCAGTCTGGCTTCTTCTCCAGCGTTCATAACTTCCATCGAGATAATCCTTGATTGTCCATATTCTTCCGGTATCAAGACTCTCTTGGACTTCTTCATTCTGCGTTTCATCCTGAAGCAATGGATCATTTTCTGCTTGATCCATAATGTCTTCAATTTGCGAGGCTTGCTCCGAACCTTGGACGCTTTCTGCTACACCGCTGGTTATAAAGTTACTTCCTTCTGGGTGATAAATATCATCTTGCTGACCCTGCTCGCCTGCATCGTCAGCTGCTCCAGCGGCATCATCCGAAGTCTCGCCAGTGTAAGCATCGGAATCAGTTGTATCAGTCGGAGTTGTTTCGGTTTCAGTTCCAGTTTCAGTTCCAGTTGTATCTGTTTCTTCTGGCTCAGTTACTGGCTCAACAACATCCTCTTCGCCTGGCATAAACTTCGTACTGATTTCTCCAGTGTAAGGATCTCTTTCCTCGTAAGAGAACTCGGGAGGTGTATCAGTCCATCCACCCTGTCCTATTTCTGGTGCCCAAGTAGATGATCCAGAGTACCACTGTTGAGCATCAGGGTTGTATAGATTTACTTCGTCTTCTACGCCTGTATACCCTTCTGGGATTTCTGGGATGTACTGTTCCCACTCTGCCATTTGGGAATTGCGCTGCAGTGCTAATGGATCACCTTCACCATACATGTCCTTGAAGAAGTCAACAAACTGCTGCAAGTCTTGAGGGTTTGCGGTTGTACGTTCAACGATTGCATTTTGAATATTGGTTAATGGAAGATTGATAACACTGGTAGTCCATGACACTGGCTTCCAGTTTTCCATGTTATTGGGATCAGTCCCGTCTTGAAGCTGCAAGAAGTGCAAAGTTGTTCTGGGTATAGGAATGACTGCTGTTAGCATTGGAGACATGTCGTACATGAGCTGCGAAGCATCACGACTACCCCAATATCCCTCCCCATATAGACCTTCCATGCTATAGACATAGGTCATAATTCTATCAGCATTCTCCTTAGTAAGTGCAAGGCCTGCACTTCCTGGATCTAGGTTCTGAATAGAATTTATAATTTCATCCGTCATACCGAATGGCTTGAGGGAATTCAGGATTGTACCCATCCCTGCATCTTTGAAAGCATTTACTACATTTGCAGCCTCTTGCCTAATCTGTTCTCCAATTTGCCCAATAAAGAGGTTCTGGAACGCCGGGTTGTCAGGAAGAGTAGAAAATAAAATTCTATTTCTTCCTGGGTCTGTGCCAGCCTGCCATCCTAAAGAGCCTTGACCAAACTCAAACTCTCTAACAGCAGTACCATACTTCCCACCAAATTCCCTTTGGGATCCTTCTGGAACCATGATCTCAGCAAGGGCTGGGTAGTTCTCTGCTACAAATTGCTGGAACTGCCCCTCAAAGTTTTCATCAGGAGCAACAATAATAGAATGAGGATCACCTGCGTTAGGCTGAGGAACCCCCACATTGAACCAATCATTACCGTGATATGGTTCGGTTCCCCAGAGGTAATCCAACCATTGACCTGCACTATAAGTAGGAGTTCCATCATCAACAGGTTGCTGAGCCTCTTGCTCTTGCTGCGTAACAACACCCTCAAGGTCTCGTATTTGTTGACCAAGAGCATTTAAGTCAGCCGGAGTTAGCTGTCCATCACCGTTAATATCATCAGGATCTCCTTCGGCAAGTTCCATTCCATCGGGGCCATAAACCCCGTTCATGCGATCTTGAATTCTTTTGTATTGATCATTCAAGCCCGTAAGCTGGGTAGCTTCTTGCGTAGGAGGGGGTGGCTCTGCTGGTAGCTTACCCCTTACAGCGGCAGCGGCTTGATCAACATAATCATCCCAGTTGTCATAGCCTCCTTCCCCTGTCAGGGTTTGGCCTAAGCCTATCCCCCCTTCGTCGTCCTTACCTCTTCCATGAAACTCAACAAGATTTCTTTTAAAATCATCTTCAAGCTTTTTCCAGGGCTCGGCTCCTACATTGGTCATTCCTGACCTAGCAGAAAACCCCATTTTGCTAGCTTCGCCTTCATCTGGCTTATTCTCTTCACCCCCAAAAGTCTCAGGGGTAGCTTGCAAATCCCTTAAGTAATCACTTACAACAACACCCTTAGATATATCTTCAGCAGTAAGATTATCCTGCCGGTCAGCTGGTTGCTGCCAAGTGTTTTTGTAAACTCTATCGAAGATACTTGCGATTTCTTCGGTAGACTTACCCTTAAATGGATTTGATAAAGCCATAACTCACTAACTCAAAGCTTGAAATAGTGGTGGCATTGGGCCACCTGATTGTTGCGCTACATACGAAGGAAGGTTAGTTCCTTGCGAAACCGGGAGCATCCATCCAGCTACATCGCCTTGTCCAGCATCATAGAAACCAAATGGTGGCATCTCTGTGATTGAGATGTTTGATCTAAAATCTGCTGGGGCACGATCTTCTGTGTAGCCAGGATCGCCTTCTTCTGGGAAGACTGATCCGCCTACATTAGGATCCTCGAATCTAATATCTGGAGTCTCAGGCCAAGGCAAGGGTTCAGGCTCCGGCCATGGCTCGATTGGAGGCTCAGGCCAAGGCGATGGCCAAGGCTCAGGCCAAGGCTGAGGGTATGGGTATGGAGGGTTTGGCTCTGGAGGCCAAGGTGGCCACTTATTATGGCTATATACACCAGCACTAATATAAGTATGATCGGACTCTACTGTTAAGTTGTATACAACAGTATCTTCTTCTAGAGTTTCCGACTCTTCGACCATCACTTCGCCATCTGGCGTAAGTACCTTGTCTCCATATTTTATATCTTTTGCTTCGACGTACTGTTCTTTGTCAGCTAAGTCTTCAGTTACGCCAGAAACTGCCAATGGATGATCTGGAGAACACTCCAGTATGGTGTCGTTTTCTAGCGTAATACGATATATACGACCCACCTCGTGAGAGCCTTTAGCTTTAACCACACCAACTCCATTGTGGGTTATAACCTCATCTCCAAGCTCTAGGTCTTGCAGCTCAACTTCTCCATCAGGCGTAGCGATAGGAGTGCTACCGACTAAGCAAGTTGGAGGCTGCGGAGGTGGTTTTGGTGGTTCTGGTTCTGGTCTAGGCGGTGGTTTTGGCGGCTCAGGCTCCGGCCTAGGCGGTGGCTTCGGCGGCTCGGGCTCAGGCCTAGGTGGTGGTTTTGGTGGTTCGGGCTCAGGCCTAGGTGGTGGCTCTGGTGGTTCGGGCTCAGGCGGTGGCTCTTCAGGCCCAGGCTGGTGAACTATACCTAATACTTCGGCAGCATATTGGTCATATGGGCTAGTAAGATTACCGCCTTGGGTGGGGTTTCCAGCAAGATCAGTAAGTGCTTGCCGGATCATTTGCTCGTAATAGCTCATATATTAAAACCTCCGCCTCCACCACCAAATATGCCGCCAAATCCGCCAAGAATATCCTGAAGCATGTTTCCATACATCTGAGCCATCTTGGGGCCAGCAGCCGTTCGGGCTGAATGCAGTTTTCGTTTCGTGTCAAGGGCCTTAAGTTCGTTTGCAGATGCGTCTTTGTAACCTTTCATCATAGAGCCAAGAGCTTCAATATTGCCTTTAGCTCTATCCCCAACATTTCTGTTGAATAACTGCTTGGCAATCTTAAGACCTTGAGGAGTTTGGCTTCCTCTGATGGAGTCAAATAGTGCATTGGCAATGGCACCACCTGTTCCTCCCTTAGCCCGTCTTCCTTTAAGTGCCCTGCCAATCCTACGATTGTGAGGTTTGTTAATCATTCCCTGCTTAGATATACCAGTATCCACAACGGCAGTACCTTTAGCATCGGACTGTGATTGCGACTTATCTACATTCTGGAACCACGGCAAGTTAGTTAAACCACCCATGGCCGTAGCCATAGCATTACCAAGACCAGATAGTGTGCCTCCAGGTTGGAATACACCTCGAAGCATATCTAGTAAGTCACCCTTAAATGCCATCGAGTCAAGATGCTGCTTCATTAAGAAGTTATCCATCCAGATTTTATCTTTTCGACTAGCATTCCACATGTCGTAGTACTGCTGACGCTTGTACCAGTCGCCAATCATATTTGGGAGTGCGGTATTAAAAGAATTCCACATCCAGTTAGCTATATGATTATTACCGTAAGGCGATTGATTACCTGGCATTTGCATCCAACGCATGTAATCGAAATACTGCTGACGACGAAGCATTTCCTGATACTGCATCCATTGCTGGAAATTCAATGGCTGCCCCTGCGGGCCATGCCCCCAAACCCCACCGGGGCCTTGAGGCATTTGATCCTGCATCACACCTACCATAACTAACCTACCTTATTCAATGAGTTATCTAATCTTTCATAAACTGCAACATACGCATAAGGTGGTATTGTTGCAGCTGAGGGACTTCCACTGCCTGAAGCCCCTGTAAAGCTAACACTAATTGTTCCTAAATCCACACCCGAATCTCCTGTTGGAGTGCTAGTAATAACAGTCACAGTGCTTTCGCTTCCTGTACCGATAGTAGACTCTTGAAGTGTGTGACTATGGTTTCCTATGTCGTTAGCTGTAAAAGTACCTTCAATAGTTAAATTTGAAGAAGCAGCTCCTCCAGTATTACCTGAATCACTACTACTACTCCATTGTCGCAAAAACTTATCTCTAGAGTCTATACCAGACCCTCCGCTAGCACCTGCATTATTAATGCCATCCATCAGCCCCCAACCCCTAACTGAGTTCTCTATTTGGGTGCTATGTATAAGAGTTCCAATGCGTGCATCTCCATAGCCAGGAGCAACATATGTTCCATCAGCTGTGCAGAAAAACATTAATACATCACCGGATTCTACATTAGGATCCTGGCATGGGCTTACTGGTAAAAATATTTTAATTAAATCCCCGGTAACATTTGCCCCTTGAACATCAGAGCATTCTTCTGCATATACATAAGCAGTGCCTCCATTTTGACTCGGGGGATTGCTATCGTATTGCCAGTTATTTTTACATACAGCCCATCTGCCAGATCTTATGTTTGCCCCTTCAATACCGCCTGTAACTACAACAGTACCATTATGTTCTAAATCAACATCGGGGTTAGTTAAAATGCTTTTAAGTACTTCAACTTGTCTTACTGTCATGCCTTCGTGAACTAGGCGGTCGAATTGTACTGCATGCTTACTGAACAATTTACTGTCCTCCAACCCCTTTTATGTTAATGGCCTGTATCTTAGGCCTATCTGTTCCCGAATAACCACGAAGCTCTAAGGCTACCTTGTGATCTGAATATGCCAAGAAAGATGCCATTCCATCAAAGTGAAATGATTCTTGTCCAGTAGATTCTTGCAAGGAATCATAGTCCTTACCCATATGGACAACTACATCCTGGCGATTATCGTATTCTATTTTTACAGCTTCACCTAAATCTTGAGCTATCTCAAATGCAATGGGTGCACTATCGTTGTTGTAGTAAAACCTCATATCGACAGATTGATTGTTTGTTGTTGGATCGAAGTTTAATACAATTTCCCGATCCTCTGTTTCCTCTGACTCAACGAATGGGAAGCTCCCTGTCTTCCAGTTCCACTCAATAGCTCCAATAATATACTTGCTGGTTGTATCTGGGTTTGTCGTCCATGCAGATACACCTAGCGTATGGCTACTTGCGGTTAAGATAGTTCGTCTTTGACCTTTCCCAGTACCTTCGTAGATATAAACAGAGGCTCCTACCATAGCGGAAACAAATGTCTTGCTACTGTCTACTAAAGTAGTCGCAGTGCTAGATGTGACGGTGCCTTTAGTCTCCGAGGTAACTACATCCGTATTGCCCTCGTCTGCTAAATATATTTTTTCATTTTCAGCACTGAATATCAGCCGTGTTTGACCGTTCTTTTCAACCATAGAGGCTGCTGTAATCTGTATGGGATAGTGCATTGGGTCAAATGATTCTCGTCGAATATTATAGACCAAAGCTCTTGTTGGATAATTACCCGAATCACCTACAAAACACAGGAAGAAGTAAACCTTTTCCTTAAGTCTATCCACCTTAACAAAAAAATTGGCTGACTTAGTAAAGTCTACCTTGTCCCCATCTCCATCTTTCCTAAATAAATCTTGTACAGGCTCCGATATAGATTCGGAATTTGAACCGCTGAACTTATAGCATCCAGAGTCATCCATTAGATAGGCTTCGTTCTCGAAGTAATCCCAGCAATCGTGATTAAATGCACCTCTATCATCTAGGTATCTAATCGAACCATCTTTAACTGGATCCTGGCTATAACTTAAAGCGTACTTATGCCTTTGAGAGATGATATATAGATACGGCCCGTATGGCATTGCTCCCACAATAGCATCGTCATCGCCTGAGTTCTCCTGCAAGATCATTGCGTTACTTGCAGGTACACTCTCAGGCTCATCTTGGTAAGAATAATATATTGTTCTACGCCTGGATTTCTCTGGATAGATTACATATTTAGTTCCATTAGCTACAGTGACGTTTTTTTCTAAGGTAAGCTGGGTAGCACTGCCTCTAGCCGTAATCTTGACAGCTTCTGATTGACCTTCTATTTCTATGTACCTATCAACCATTGCTGTAGTCCAGGCTGTCCCTGATCCAGTCAAAGTATTTGTGGCTGAACCCCCTGTACCGACAGTACCCACGTTATAATTCACTACCCCGAAATAAAAATACCTATCCTGAAACATTACACAATAAGCCATGTCGTCTGGTGGGGGGACAAACCTCCTAGCAATAATAGTATTATCCGTCCCGGGATTAGCTACAACTATTAAAATATTATCGCCTTCAGAGAGATTGAGAGTGTCGTCATCCACATTGTCCTCATAGGCACTAGTAGGGGCAGACCATGTACCACCAGAGCCTGAATGGCTACCACCAGTTGAGTTGGTATCTGTTGTCACAGTAGTGTCGGTTACAGCTGTAACTGCATGTGTTGCATTATCTGCACCCACAGAACTATCAGCAACAGTGAAGTTCTGGCCAACAACCAATCCGTGTCCTAACGGAACTGTGAAGCGAATCTTTCCCGAAGCATCTGCTGATGTAGTAATGCTGCCAGATACAGCAAATTCCGCAATAAGAAAAAATACATTAGTAACACCCGCCGTAGTTCTCCAGAGTTGAATTCTATCTACTCTGCTTTCAGTTGGAGCAGACAAAGAACTCCATGTTAACTTGTCAGAAGTTAAAGCTTCGACCTTCGTTCCAGTCGTAATATTGCTATAAACAGGAGTAGATTGTAAATCAACGTACCTATAAGCACATAAATAATCACCTTTAGTTGTTCCAGTACCATCTAAAGAACAAGCTCCACCACCAGCATATCCTGCTGAATGAGTAGAGCCATCTATAGTAAAAGCAGTTGTACTTGTAACCGTTATCACATGCTTCTTGCCATTCAGATCGCCAGGGACAGAGCCTGTACCTGTTATATTTCCAATGAGAACAGTATTACCAGTTGAGAATCCATGATCGGCACTGGTAGTTATTTTATATTTTCCACTAGAGTTCGTGACATTACTTACTGTAGTGATAGCTGCTCTTGTAATCGTAGGCGTTGCAGCTGGTGCTTCTATGCCAAGCGGAGTAACGGAGTCTGTGCTTATCCCGTTCCAGATAAACCCTCTATCAATACCATTTACACCTATAACTTCACCAGTTCTAGTCTTACAGAAACACATCTTTTGAAATGTATTGTATCCACTGCCAATGGTTTCAGTCGCACTAAAGGTGGCTGGCTGTATTCCCTGCCTAGGTGTCATTTCACCATTTACTGAGGTGACGACATTCTTCTGCTCCTTAGACGAGCCTGGTGGCAAATCGCCCCCATCGCTATCTGTAATAAGACCCTTAAAGGTTGTAATGTTTGGCATATTCGGAAACCGTATTAAGTATCTGAGGCTGTAGTTATTACATCGGAAAGCCTTGAGAAGAGGTAGCTGTATCTAGAGTATCTATCGTAACCCTTTTCAGTGAACATTCTTGATTCAGCTTCAAGGGCACGGCGTAATTCCAAATCGGCAACTTTTCTAGCAGTAACAGTTCCCCTCTCATCATTAGAGAAGCGTGCTAATCGGTATTCTATCTGTGCTTTTAATGCTTCGATCATATTCTCAGACATGTCTACGGGGTCTGAGATCAAAAGCTTTGCACCCGAATAAGACTGAGACAAAGTTCCAGCGATTGAAATAGTTCCAGAAGCAACAGCTGTTATTTCATGCTGCTCGTTATATGGATTAATTCCAGCTAAGCCAGAAGGGAGTGTTCCATCTGCCGCTAATCGGAGTATGGAACCAACCATAGAGCTAGGCATTGTAACTGCGCCAGCTGAATTAGCGACGGAAGTTATTGCGGGGTCAGCCGAGGTTGAGCCCGATGCTGTGCAAGCTCTGGCAAAGGATTCGGTGCCTGCCCACCGAAGAATCCTAGGCTTCCTTCTATACACAAACATCAGGGGCTCGGCGGTAGTAGGGCTTGGGTCTACCCTTAAAGCCCACTTCCCCATATCGTGTGGATCTTTCATAATAGTCCACGCCCACGTTTGGCCGGTAGAACCCAAAAAGGCCTCCCGTTGTTGCCATTCAGTGGGTGATATATAGGAAGTGACCCAGTTGCCTTGCATTACACCGACATCGTACAGCCGCCACATATCTTCTGGAAGCGGATATACCGATCGGTAAATAGTATATTTAGTGCCACCGGCAATAGCTCCAGTTGGCTTTAAGTCGCCAAACGTCAAAGTTGCACCGCTTGCACTTTTTACGTCATAGATGTCATCTCCAATGACAACACGCCCGTATTTAGCCCAAGAAGGCCAGTTGCCTGACGCTAGAACAAGGGTTGTCCCGTCAGAAGAAGTTACAGTACTACTGCTAGAGCTAGCATCTAAGTTAATACGGCCTTCAGTAAGGTAATATTTCCATTCATTACCCATGGCTATATCACGATAAGCACCCATTATGGCTTCTCGATGCTGTCTTAAGTTTTTAGTCCTTGCCCCACCATCAAGCAATGAGGTTATGTAGGACAAGAGGTCTTCAAAAGTTATTACGCTTTCGGAAACTGCGCCCATTACTATCTCCCCATATTATTAAGTGCGTTTGGCGGCAATGATAAGGCTGGGTCTAACGCCATTGGATTAGGAGGTCTCATTGGTGGCTGAATAGGAGGTGCCTGGTTACCCATGCCCTGCAACAATGGGCCCATCTTCAAGAAATATTGCATGAGAGGATCAAATGTTGCAGGTGTACTTGGCCCTGCATATGGATGAGATTTTGCAGGTGCAAAATTCGGATAGGTGTCTAGATACACCGGATTAATTGGCGCACCTGATCCATAAATTTGCTCTGCACCAGAACCATCACCAAAAATGCCTTCTTTTTCAAAGTACTGCTGTTTTCTATGTCCCTCTGCACGGTCTATATATCTCTTCTTGTTCTGCTGGTGCTTTGCTATAGCCTTTTCCCATTGTTCGGGACTTCGTGCTGTTCTAATATCTACAGGATCTTTGCCTTTTTTCGACCGACGTAAGTTTTCCTTTAGCGTAGCTAACTCGCGCTCATAATCCTGCTCAGCATTTCCACGAAAGTCTCTTGGATCTTCTAAATCGTCATATCGCTTGAGCCCAAACTGAGTTGGGTCTGACCACGGCCTCATCTTAGACCATGGATCACGCGTCGTTTCTACAAACTCCGGCCCGTCATATGGTTCATAAGCATCAAGGCCAAGCAAAGATGGATCTTCACCAGCATTTTGAGCCTCTTCGACCATGTTAAAGTCTGACCCAAAGCCCCAGTATTCAGGATCACTAGCCTCATCTAATATCCCCGGTTTTATTTGACCTGTTTCAAGCAAATGATCACGAGTGTCCTCTTCCATACCTTGCAGAAATTCTTCCGCTTCTTCAGGATCCCAAGGTGCTGTGTTTAGCTCACCAGTTCCGGGAACAAAAGGTATTCCTTCAGGGCTTTCTTCAAATTCACCTTCAGGACTTACCTTTTCGATAGGATCTCTAGTAGGATCTCCTTGAAAACCCTCTCGTCTTTCCTCTGGTTTGTTTGCGCCAGGAGGAACTGGGCCGTGGTCTACTGAAGGATCGAAGTTTTCCAAAGGCCCTACTTCAACTACCCCAACATCAGCTGCTTCTTGCCCTTCTTCCCTATCCGCTTTGGTGCCAGGAGTTTCCCATTGAGTTGGTATTTTCTCAACTCTTCCTGTGTCCCGATTATATCTATAAGTTCGTGGGTTAAATGAAGCTTGGTGATGTGCGGCACCAGGGTCATTTACATACGCTGTCCCTTCGTTTTTAGAAATTACCTTACCATCATTGTAAGGATTACCTTCTGGATCTAGGTCTTGCTGTCCTGAGTCCTGACCCTCGTGCCAAGCTTGCACATTATCTGCACGCTCTTTTATTTTGTCAGGAGCGTTTGGATCTTTCCTGAACTCATCAGGTATGCGAATAATTTCTCCCGTTAAAGGATTGGTGTGGAATCCAGGATCTCCCCCCATCGCTCCTTCAACTTTTTCTAACTGATCTTTCGCATGTTCAACTTCGTGAGCTGGATTTGCATTCGGGTGTCCAAATGCAGGATTGACATTACCAGAAGGAAAGTCATGCGGTCTGTGTATAGATCCACCCGGAGTTATTTCGCTTCCTGCGGGAACGGCTAATTGTGGATCATTCCACTCATTTCCCCCAGCTGCATAATGTGCTGCTGATGCAGGATTCATACCATCCTTTATTAAAAGTTCTCTTACTTGATTCTCAGCTTCTCTTGGGGAAGGCTTGGGAGCGATAGCCTGAACGCCTTGTTGGGCAAATTGCTGACGCTTTTCAGGAGACATTTGAGCATACACCTGATCCTGCACCCTAGGATCTAGTGTCATAAATGTTTGAAAATCCATTGCTTCGGGATGCTGGAACGGGGGAATCGCTGCTCCATAATTTGGCGTTGGTACCCCAGACAGATTGCCTATTGGCATTAAACCTATCTGTGGCACACTCGGAGGCATCGGAGGCATTCCTTGGTGAGGCATTCCTTGCACTCCCGCAACTCCGGGCATCGGAGGAAATGACCCTGGCGGATAAGGCATTGGCCCTCGAGGCCCCATCGCACTTGTAGCGTCGATAAGAGGTTGATCTTTTCTCCGAATTCGATTTCCCCATTGATCCCTAGCCATTATTTTTTCCTCAAATTCTTTTTAGAATGTTTTTGTATTACTTTGTTTTTTAAATCCTGAAGCTTCTTAGGGTTCTTCTTAACTTTCTTTGCCAGGTCTGGATTGTTCTGTAGTTCTTCAGCCATAAATCTCTGGACAACATCATTACCCATACGTTTCTTTTTGAATTCCTGCTCTGGTGCCTTGTAATTAACACCACCAACAGCACTCAAACCTTTACGCTTCAATGCTCCTCTTACGTCATCCTGCGTTGAAATCCATGCTTGTGGGTCAGTCGGTCTACCCAATCCTCCGATATATTTCTTTCCTTGAGTAGATATACCCGCTTTCTTAGCCTGCCAATGCAATGCTTCGGCTGCTTCATATGAAATCTTATCTGCCCAATTATGCTGGCCTTGAAGGAAAGCACGTTCTGTACCCTTAGTTCCTGCTGGACGTTGCATTGCAAGCATTGCAGCAAAACCTGGGTTATTGCCTTCTTCAATTAAATGGTCATAGAAGTCTTCTCTTCCGACTTCTTCACATTCTTTGCGGTATCTTTCGTAATCTCTATGCTTGGACATTAAATTGCCTTTGCCTTCTTGCTTCTTTTTCAGCATCAGCTTTTGCCTTCATGAATTCTAATTCCATTTGATGGCGTTCCTGATCCTGACGTAGGTCTTGGTTATGTTTCTCGGCATCATGCCGCATTTCTTGGGTATGTCTTTGATTCTGCAAAGATGCAACCTGTGCATCTAATTGAGATTTTTGAGCAGCTTGGGTCTGTGAGACAGATACTTGCTGTTGTTTAGCCTGCGATTCTTGTATCTTGGCCTCAGACTCAGCTTTCTTGATTGCAACTTCCTGTTGTTTAATCTGCATTTCAAGTTGCTTAGACTGTAAGTCCACCTGCATCTTCTGCATTTCCATTTGCATTTGCTGCTGCTGCATCTGCATTTGCTGTTCTTGGGCTTGTGCTTCTGGATCAGGCTCATCTCCTTGCTGGGCTTCCTGTTCAGCTTGCATCTCTTGCATATCTATAATGTAAGGCTCGGCATCAAGCTCATTGGCTTTAGCCCAATCTCGCAGGAAGGCATTGTATGGTTGGTCTATACCCATCTGCACAAATTGCTGCATCATAGGCATGATAATCTGGCCAAACTCATTAAGTTGGCGAACTCGATTTGTTTTATTAGGCTTACGAGCAGATCCAGCTTCGATTCTATAATCGAAATCCCGAACAGTTCTCTCAAACTCCTGAGCCTGTATCTGCTGCTCCCAAATCATGGAGCCTATTTCACCAAGAACAGGTTGTATGTCCTGTCTCTGGAGAGCCCATTCAGCAGCTTCCATCTCTTTAAGAGCACACTGGCTAAGCCAATCTTCCACACGACTCGCCATGTCGTCAGGACGCACTGACACGTTCTGATTACGCACATCAGCTTCTGTGGCAGAACGTATCTGCGTACCACCCGAAAGCCCGTACAGAAGCTCTGTGAGCCCTGTACGCTTATCTATCATGTCGAGTACTTCTGAGACCATTCTCCAGATGTCTACATTGAAAGATGGGGCATCTAGGAAAGATACTACATCCTGTACTCTTTGCCCAAAGATCTCACTAAGTTCAATGGTGGTGTATGGCCCCATTTTATTTTTAATTTGATCCTGGATCTCTGCTCCAGCCGCCTTTGCGATAGCTACATATGTGGTAGATGCAGCTGCTACCTTATCAGCCAAGAATGACATACACCAATTAACAAACCGCAATTCCCCAATCGCGGGCTTAATTAGTGAGATTGGCCAGACTTCTTTTGGTTTTTCGTAGAAATGGATTTTACTGAATGGCCATCCCCCATCCGTCCAGAATGGTATCGGCCATTGCGACCTGACAAATAATTCTTCAGGCGAAAGCTCCAGAGATTCGGGAGGCATATTGAGTGGAAAAGGAACATCATCACAAACAGCAAGGTAACAAAAATCTCCGAATTGTTCATAATCAAACTTTTCCTCTACGTCTTTGTTTATTCCACCCTTCTTAAGCCGAGCCCCAAAGCCACCTTTGGAATAGACTTGCCAGTATTCTACAAGGTCATACGAATGACCCTTGCGCTTAGATTCCGAGCTTTCAGTTTTAGAGGTGGACTTTATTTCAGCCTGTCTATTAGCTGATGATTTATTCCCACGAATCCTTTCTTCGATCCCATACTCACGCTCTACCTTCCATACGGGCTGAACACACCTGCGTGCAATCCACTGTACATCTTCCCAATACTGAGCATCGGGGTCGATAACAATGTCATCTACAGAAACATAAACACTGCGTGGCATTTGTATATTGGAGCCATGCGGGCTGTGCATTTCAGTCCAGAGAAAACTCATGCCCTTAATAATGGCTTCGTTAATTGCCATCCTGGCCTGGTCTTTTTTATTATTTTCTTGCTGGAGCCAATTCAGGTAATGTTCTTTAAGCTTCGCATACTGACGTTTCTTAAAGTTTTCCTGATCCTGTTGGAATACAAACTGTTTAGTCTGTTCTACTTGCTGCTCATTATTGGGATCCATCCCCAACATTGCAGGTTCAATAGGAGGTAATGTCTTTGCTGAAACCTGAATCGTTGGATTTCTGTGATAGAGTACCGGGCCGAAAAGCGCAACGGCCTCGAATACCCTATTAACTGTCATTCTAAATGTAGGTAAGGCTCCCTGAGTTCCCTTTTCGAGGAACCCTCCATCTCCCTTGGAGTACTCGCCTTTCCACATCCAGTCATGAGAACCATCAAAGAACTTCATGGCTTCATCAGCGTACTTGCCAAATCGCTCTTTCTTTTGCTCTTTGGCGCGCTTTATTTTCTGCATCCATTGAGACACGATGGGCTTAAATGGATGGTCGTGATCGCTGTATTCTTCCATTAGATCTACCTAAAGGTTATTTAGTGGTCTTTTTAGTACGTCCAGTAGACTTCGTGGCTGAGAACTCTAAAGCATCTAAGCGAGCTTTTATCTCATGCCGTTCTTTTTCCAGACGTTTGTGTTCATCTGTAAAGTCCCACGATCCTCCCTCACGGTGATCGCTATTCCAGCTCAATTTAGGATCTTCTACATGACGAACAGAATCCCATGTTGCACCGGATGGTGCTTTAATTGTCACATTCCTACCAGTTTTTGATACTTCAACAATAAATCCTAAACGACCCGCGTTTAAGTTATGGAAGGGATAGTAAAAAACAGGGGTTCCAAGTTCAGCTTCAGGCATAAAAAAATCCGAAGCAACTTGCATTTGTTCTTGGGTAATTACGTTTGGCATATTAGCCTCCTTGAGGGCCTAGGTTAATCTCGCCAGAGCTTGGGCCACGAGCCCGTGCCTTCCTGGTCGCAGATCTTAGTTTTCTTTGATGCAGCACTTGCTGCACAAAAGTAGTGTGTTTTCTTTTTACTTTGGGCTTTACATATTTTAACCCATTAGCCGCCGCATACTCTAGGGTTTCTATAGCGTGGCAATTCCCCCTACGGTTCCCTTCGTCCGTAATATACCCATTAATGGTCTTTTTCTTGAACCTATTAAATTCCCTACACAGGTTAGGACAACGGGCAGCTACGACCATTAACGTAGGATAACCCCCAGAACTAACATTGATCCAAGATCTTAATTTCATTTCTCGCCCAGGAATATCATCGCTACCGCTAAGAAATCCATGCCCTGTTGTCCTGCTTCTGACATTATGGGCTTCAAGTTCTTTTGAATATTGTACTCGGGGCAAAACACCTGTACCAATTTCCCTAATACGACCACCATGAGCATCAATGATAAATGCCTCAAAGTTTTGATCTTGTGTCTTTTGAGCTACCATAGCACCAAACTTCGCCGCCGTACAGTTATGTATATAAAGCTCGTCGTAACATACAACATGCCTGCCCATAGTAGGAGGGGGCACGGCATAGAAAGTAACAGCGCAAACACTGTGACCCGGGTCAACGACCATATACCTGCACCAGTCTTTGCCCGGTACCCCATCGTTATTAGTGAGGTAGGCTTGAACTGCATTTCTTGGTTCGTCGAACTTGATGGCATTATGCAGATCCTTTGAGAAGTTAGGGTACATTAAAACACTATCTGTAACTAATTCCCCTAATGCACGTTTACGAAACTCATCTTCTCCCTTAGCTTTCCATCGCTTAATGTTCTCTTGTTTGACCTGCTCAGGCATGAAGGGGTTATCAAAGATAGTCGCCCGTATCACAATAGTGGAGGCATTGTCCTTACCCTCTTCATCTTCGGCTCGTTCGCATAGATTGACTAATGCGTCGTTCTTAGAATGGGGCAATGCAGACCACCTAAGCTTCCCTTCACGCATAGATAGACGAGCAATCATTTCGTCGTACCACTCTGGACGTTCTAGGTCTTCATCTATATGTACCAGATCAGCTTGGAACCCCTGTGAAGGATCACCCTTAGAGCCCATTGCGTAGATAGTCCAGCCATTAATTAACTCGCATATTTCAAATACATGCTGGGCTCTTTTCTTCCACGCAAATGTCTTAACAAACCTTTCAGGTATAAGCGCAGGAGCCTCTTCTGCGTCTGCCTTTCTATCCCAGTCACTCTCAACCCACGGCTTCCAGGCACGCCAGTTATTATTATCTAAATCTTTTATTATTTTGAACGCACCTGGACGAAACAAATATTTGTGTATTGTTCGTCCTATATGACCTTCATCCATACCAAGACAAACCATAACCCCATTCTCTTTAGGGTATTTCTCGTATGGATCCTGCCCAGTTGCAGCCCTTGCATCTTCTACGAAAGCGGCTAAAGATTTGCCTACTTGGTTTCCAGCCTGAAGAAGAACCTCTTTAGCTTGTGAGGCATGATAGCGATCCTGAAATGGCAAAGGCTCGTAAAGCTTGAGGGCTTCCGAATCTCTCCGTCTTTTTTCTAGATATAATTCCCGAAGTTCTTTCTTTTGATGTTCTGTTACTGCATCAAGGATACTACTCTTCGGATTCTTCGGATTGTTCATTGGCAGGTGTTATTTTGTGTAAAACACTAATGTCAGGATCTATGATAGCCTGAAAAGACTTTTCTATCTCTTTATCTATTTCCTCATTAGTCAATTCTTCTAATGATTTCTGTGCTGCTCCAGACTCAGATACTTTAATATTAAGCCTCAAAACAGCCTCTAAAATTCTTTGTCGTTGCAAACTACCAGGAGCTGCTCTGTAAAAGGTAGACATCACCTGTTGAGAAAATCCGCCTGGCCCACCAAAGGCTTCCATTATCCTCTGGAATGTTTCTGCCATGTGCGGGACGCTGGAACCGCCCTTGGCCATATTGTCCAAGAGTTCGATCCCAGCGTCCTCAATCTTAGTGACACGGTCATCTAGCTTCTTTTTACGGTTCTTCTCTAAGTCTTCAGCTCTGCACATCTTACATGTAGAACGGAATCCATCGCTAGATGAATTATCCCTATGCCAAAACTCTTTATTGACGGGATACTCTACATGGCAGTTTTTGCATTGCTTAGAACTCATATTACATTCCTGGTGGTAATGGTGGCCCCATAGGTGGCTGGCCAGGTTGTCCTTGGAGAAGTGGATCCTGTGCTGGATACATTGTTCCGCTTTGTGGAACACCTTGTCCAGGCAGCATCTCCTGCATCGCAGCACTTTCCCCATTGGGCAAGCCCTGCGATGCTGGCCCCATTCCCTGTGGGCCGGGGGATGCCATCTGTTGGCCTACTGGTTGTACCGTGCCATCTTGCATCCCTTGTTGTATGTGGGCAGCTTGGCCTCCCAAGTCTTGAGGTGCTTGACCTCCAGCCTGAACCTGCTGTCCTGTTAGTATATCGGTGCTTCCACCTGAGTCGGTAATGGCAATTCGACCACCAGATTGTTGTGCCATCTGAATCAACTGCTGATAAGCAGGATCATTAGGCGGTACTGGTGGTGTGCTTCCAACCTTCATGTAACTGCCATCTTGCTGGCGTTCGTAAATATCGTAACCTAATTGAGCGTTCATTTTTACCTCCAAAAATCCTGCTGCTTTGTTTGTGTTTTGAATGGGTTTGGATCTTGAGCTGTTGTTTCATCTTGACCAGGCGCACCAAAAAAAGGCTCACCCTCACCAATCATACTCGATGGCGACTGTAAATTGGCACTTAAAGGTGATATTCCTGAATATCCAAGCTTGCCTTCATTGCCTGGAAAAGGGTTAGGATTAAATACAGAACCATCTATAGGAGATGGCGATGGATCAATATCATCTTCAGGTGGAGGAGTATCATCTCCACTACCAGCACCAGGCCACAAATGCCTAAACTCATCTGTATCCCAGAGATCCCAAACTGCCTTATAAAAATCTTGGTGTCTATTAAAACCTGCGTTGCGTTGCCACTTCTTAGGGCTACGCATCCACCGACCCCAGTTTCCGTGGAAGTAATCCCACCCCCACTGGGCTGGCCCTCTGTCTGGATCCTTAAAACCCCAAACATCAGCAAAAGCTTTTTGACTAGGCGAACCTTCAACTTCATCCTTAAATTCAGACCAGTTAAAGTTATTGCCACCCCTAAAGGGCTTTACTACTTTCAGTCCCATTTAATTCTCCAGTAATGCAAATGCCGGGCTCCCGAAGGAACCCGGCACCGCACCCAAGACCCTACACTTCCCGAAGGAGGTGTTTTTGCTGGCTGAACAGCCGGGTATCAGAACTTACATCTGAACACAAGCACAAATCAAGATAGTATCACCTGCACCTGAAGCACTACCGTCGAAGTTCGTAGCATCCGAAGGTTGGAGTGCTCGACCTACTACGTTTACAGCTTCAGCAGCAACAGCAGCATCGCTGCCAGAGGCAAAGTCAGCTAGGTATCCGCTTGCAGCAGATGCTAGAGGAACGCCTACAGCTACGCTTTGCGTGTTTGCAAGTTTAGCGAGAACTGGCCCACCGATGATAAGCCAAAACAAATCATGTTTAGGCACAGTATCTGTAAGCTGATCGTCACCAATTCCGCAGAAAAGATTTACTGCATTAGTAACACCATCAACTCGGCCAATGACCTGTCGGCCAAACTCGTGCCATTCAGCCGCAGTATCCGTATCATCACCCGCAACAGAAGCTGTCATAGTGCCAGCTGCGTTAGGGCTAGACGGAGTAATATCAAACTTCAAGGCAAGACTCGCAGCTGTCAAAGCACCATCGCTGTTATTGCGAACGCAAACAGCGCGAATGCTTCGTCCAGATCGACGATTCTTTCCACCGCGAATTGATGGAGTTCGGTCTACATCGGGAAAATCAAATATTGCTCCTTCCCAATGCGTATTGATCAATTTGACTTCGGTTGTACCGTCTTCTTTGACGGTAGTTTGCGACCCTTTAAGGGTTTCCCCGAGATCAAATGGAGGATCTACATTAATCATAATTATGATTCCTTTCCTAAAAGGGATTTAGATAGTCATTAATTTGAAGAAGTTCCGTGGAGAACTAAACTTCAAGTTAGACAATGTTGAAACAACAGCATTGAATGACTGGCTGTGGATGTCGTACTCTGGGCCTTCTGATCGAAGGAGAGATTCATCCATAGACTTCAGTTCAATGTTGTCATAGTTAAGACCATAGCCGATTCCACTTGGAACAGCTAGTTCCCAAGAAACTTCAATACCATCGAAGTTGACGGTGTTCTTGAAACCAAGTGCTCGCAACTGATGTTCGCTAGTAATCTGAATACGTTCTTTCTCATCAATCAAATTGAGAAGTTCCATATAAAGATCTCGTGCTAACATAATGTTGGTAATCTGACCATTCTGACTGCTATTACGCTGAGCGTGAATAATAGCAAATCGCATAGCTTCGTCACCCTGTCGAGCCCATGTGCTTGACTGAGTGCTTCCATCAGCGAGAGTACCATTAAAAGCATCGGATGTGTAGTCTACAATTAGCGGACTCCAGAAATCATACTCAGGATCAGCAATACCATTTGGCCAAGCAACGCTAGATTCCTGCTCACCACCGTAAATGCCTGGAACAGTTGAAATTCCGGCATAATCAGTAACGAAAGGAACACCAACCTTGTCGGCTGCAGCAGCACTTTGAGGCCCACTACCATTAGCAGCAAACGTCTGGCCAGGAACGG